GTGCATCCCTTCGTGCAACTTAGGTTATCACTAGCCGTGAGGCTTTCGATAATCTTCGCATTTGTTGTGGTCAGCTTATAATGCTATAAGCTACAAGTCCAGTGACTGGACCTGCTGACCCCTACTACATAGCTTCCCCCTCTCCGAACAGAGCGCACAAAGGTGTCAAAGACACCTGCGGCTTCGTCAGCAGAAATGGATGGATTTTTCATCCACGTGGCATAGCGTAAATACTCACAGCGTTTTAATTTTTCCGGGTAAATATACCGTATAAAATTAAACCGTAGAGTACCATGCTCATTAGTGTATATAGGCGAAGCCTCTACACAGTAATGCTTGAATAGACGGCGAAGATCACCGTTATCAAGAATGCCACTATCCTCAGGGAAGTCGGATGGAACAACTTTAGCAAGTATTCCATGCTTTTTCAACAGTTCAAACAAGTATCTGATCGCGGAACGCCCGTACAAATAATCTCTTTCCCCAAAGTACGTCATGTACTTTGGTAAGATTTTATTTATACAGGTATATATCCACGGTTCGAGACTACTTAAACGCGTTGAAACAGCTCCTTTCACATGAAAGGGCCGAACGTCGTATCCGTGGAGGTAGTCACCCCCACAGGATTCTCTAAAGCCTTCATCTTCAGGTTTATAAAAGGATTTCTCCTTGTTAACCATAAAGCCTACACTTTCGCATACCTCAATAAATCGAGGCGCGAGGCGCGTAGGGATAATGCAATCGTCACCGAAGACTGAAACGCTCTTTAAACTTCGCCATTCCGGCAAAGTGGAGTTAGTTCCAGTATCTTCAAGGACAACGGCATGACCGAGGGCAAAAAAGACAATAGTTTCAAGCGGAAAAGTAACCGCATTACCCATTGTACTGATTATATCGAGATCTATCAATTCGCCATTAAGGCTGATCGACGGGGACCGACACATATCAATAGCTCCGAACCATGCAGGCGGCAAAAGCCACTTCATGAATTCGTAGCTTACACAATCTGAAGCAGAGGAGAAATCGATTGTCGCATTGAGCGACGAAAGACTCGATTCTCTTGCTAATTTCTTGTGTATCGATGGTAAACTATTGACATCTAAAGACATGTCCGCCATGCGGTCATACATCATTTCCATCAAACCTTGTTGAAAAAACATATTCAATGTGGGCTCGATGGCGATCATACGATCGATGGTTTCGTCTTTAGGGACAGTAGTAGCTCTCGACCCTTCTACAACATTGTACATCTCCCGAACGGGAGTGGTGCCATTGAGATTATTCTCGGTTATGGCGGATTTCAATCGAGGATCGAAATCTAAGTACATGTTAAAAAAAGGAACAACCCTGCTAGTACACGAGAGAGGATAGGTAAACTTCTTTTCTAAGGAAGTGTCCCTAAATGGAACGCCGATACTCGAACCTTTTGAGTTCTTGCACGCGGCAAACCATTCCTCGGTACTAAAGGGGGTCAATAACTGTTTAACAACAGCTCGAGCTCGGAGCAAGACGCTTCGAGAACGACACATAGTTGATAGGACACGTTCATCGCTGCCTGGTAATTGAGATCTAATAATAGACCCAATCCCAGACATATGATCGTGAACATTACGGAATTTTTCGTAAGTTTTTTCCTGTCTTTCATGGTTGACTCCTAATCCTGGATCGGCATATTTCTTCAAACACGCCGACGCCTGGACCTTGCGGTAGTACTCGAAAGTACTACCGTGGGTTGTAAGATAATCATCCTTGTACACTGTATGCGGATGAGAATCTAGATCGAGAACAATAGACTTTTCAAGCTTAGTTGAAGCTGTTAAAAAGTCAAAGAGCAGGGTTTTACCCTTCTTTCTAGTCTTCATTTGGAATTCTCCTATAATATGAAGGAATCTTGTCAGATATTTAAGCTACAGATTGGTTATTCCAAAACTCGGTGAAATCTGAGTCTGAAAGTAACTGAATAGCAAGCTGTCGTAAAGACAACTTTTCAGCTTCTGTAGTTTCAACGTCTGAAGCGACCTCAATACGAACTGTATTGACCGTGATGGAACCGTTGGTTAATACCAAAGGAACCTTTAGGGTAACGGATGAACGCGACTGCGTGTATCCATTAGGTTTATCACTGTTGGGTACTGCTTGAACAGTTTTACAAACTAGCTCACGACGTGTTCGGATATCCGAATCATCAGTTGCGTAAAGTGTATTACCGTTCTCACGAGGACCTAAAGTAGCAAATGTTAAAGCGCTACCGCCAGTGAAAGATTCAATTGCACCCGCGAGGATGCCTGCGTTATTTAAAGACATATAAGTCTCCATAGTTAAAACCGATTATTAACGTCCCTTGGCCACATTTACGTGAACTAAGGCCGTTATGTCGGCTATTTTAGTGAAGCTGTCTGCTAACTTAGCCCAGGTGGGTGTCGGTATAGCATCAGCAAGAGATGGTGCCCACGGTGTGCGGTTATAAGTGAAACTAGTTGATGTTTTACTAGTTCCGCCTACGGTACATGTTTGTGTAGAGCCGGAAGGCTTTGTCACAAACGTACCATCACAATGTGAAGTCGTAGTTTCCTCAACGGAAGTACGAACCCACGCCGTCTGTATATGTACACTTGGATCCACAAGATTCGTAACTGCTCGAAGAGCTTGCGAAATATTAAAAACGCGATCTACCATAAATGAGTAGGGCACAATTGCCCACATTGTTACTGGTATATCTTTGTTTCTAAGTCCATACTTGAACCGGAAGTCGTAAAGAGGGTTGTCAACGGTATATAAAATACCGGCTCCAACCTTTTCAACTCCTTTCGTCTTAACAACTCGAAACATACTGAGCCAATTAAGAGAACCCCGATCAGATAAATCCCATCGGTGTTGTTCAAAGCCACGTGCGGTCCTTCTCTCTGGCCTCTTGCCAGGTTCTTCGTTAAACGCCTCAATCAGATCTGCAATAGATCGAATTAAGGGGCTAACAGCAAACCTGTACTCGAGGTAAAGTTGGGACACTTCTCGACTTATCTGTGCAGCTGTTTTTCTTTTGGTTTGTCTCTTAACCCTAGCAACGTTCCTTTTTAAGGTTCTGCTTAAGGTAGTAAGAGATCGACCGCGAGATAAAAGATGTTTAGCAGTGGTTCTTAATTCTGCGACATCTTCAGCAAAAGAGTAAGGCGTGCTATCTATGTTAGATAGCGCCTTAAGCTTTGCCATAGCTACAAGGTCTAGACCAGTAGAACGGTCTAGATTCAGTGGTGCCGGTGAGGAAACGTCCATTACCCAATCATAGATTGGGCCTGTGTAATGTGAATGATAAGTATCATCCCCATTATCAAAGGCTCTTTGGTAATTAAACGTTCCCCCTGGCGGTACTGTCTCATTTTCCGTGATAGTGCAGGGGTTATTAATAATGTCCCCTTTACTGATACGGGAATGGTAGTTCGGTGTTACCACATCTGATATCGTCTTAAGACGATTTGGATAGGTATAAACACCGGCTACCCCACTACTGGGTGGTGCTGAGGTTCTAAACCACAAGCACTCCTGAGTAGTCGGCGAGTCGCGTTCTTCGCGGTATCGATTCATGAGATTCCTTTTAGATAAAGCCAAACACGAAATGTGTAGGGCATGGCAGGCAATAAAAAGACCTGATCAATGCTTAAAAGCAACGATCCAAAACACCCCATTTTGGGGTCTTTTGGATCG